GATAGAAGGTAGAAGTAGAATAGGACTCTTTTATTTTTGGTTCCTGTTCTGGAGTATATGTAAACTCACTTCCTTCAACATTTTCCATATTGTCATTACGTTCCTTTTTAACTATTACTTCACGGCACGTAACACGCACACCTTCTTTTATACCCCCATCTGTAGAGATGTTAGTTTTTTCTACATGATCAACAGTGACCAATATAGGTTCATCTTCCGATACCCGAAGGTAGGAATCACGCTTCTTCAAAGGTGAAGAAACGTCAGGCTTAACAAAATCATTCTTTGATGCTTCCATGATATAACATAAGGTATCGCCTATTTATATTTTCTGTATATGCAATAGTGTTATATAATGGATTAAAGGTATATTGATTATGCCTGTCGGTGTCTATCGTAAAAAGAACAAAAAAGGAAAATTTATGTATTTCCGTGATGGGAAACTCATTAAGAAGTCCTCATACGATGCTTCCATGTCGAGGAAACGTTCAACACGAAAAGGCCAAGTCCGAAAGACTGCAAGACGGGCATACGTTCGCAAAAACAACTCAAGGAGATCCATGAAAAAATCAATTCCACATCCAAGCGTAACAGGTATGGCGTCAGGATTAGCAATAGCTTCATACCTTAATGCTGGTAGAACAACTACCACCGCCACTGGCACTGCTTTAGGCAATGTAACCACAATGGGTGAAGGAGTCATAAAAGACATCACTGACGGTCAATTAGGTCAGGCATTTAACACATTAGCTGGTAATGCCGTTGGGATGATTAGTTCAGACGGTGGACGAAAGACATTAGTGACCGCTGGAGGTGTTGCCCTATTAGGTGCATTTGCCAGAAAGCAGTTTCCTAACCTAAAACTCGGAGGATCTAAATTCTATTTTAGATTATAAAGAAGATGGCCACAACTATAACAAGAACATTTGACGCAACGCCTACCGATAAGACCTATTTTAGTCTAACTGACAATATGAGTAGTTCTGCACTCGGTAATATACAAGTTCCACAAGGATCAACAAGAATATCACGTATTGATTGTTCTTTTGATACATTCAATGCAAAAGGAACCACAATTGTAGCAAGACTATTAGGATCTAATATGTCAGAACAAAATCTGACTATATGGGGTTCTGCTGGTGATACTGCAGACGCTGGTGCTTTTAACGGTTATAATTCAATACCAGTAGCGTTCCCTTTAGCTGGTGTAAATAATATAGATCTACAAATAGCAGTGCAGTTCAATTCTGGAGGAAGTGCTTCCGCAAGTGGCGGTGCAGTTACTCTATATTTTGAATAAGCATGGCTAAAGAGAAGATAGGATCTAACGCCATATTTACAGGCCCTCAAAAGGGTCTATCTACAATAGGTGATCACTGTTATGCTTATAGTGGTATTATTGGAATTACTAATGTAGAAACTGAAGTATTAAACTTTTCAACGGGTAAAGGCTATATCACTGCTACTTTACAAGTTCTTAACGGAACTACCTCTAATGAGGATTTTCTTTACCAAGCCTATTTTAATAATGTAATAATTGGTTCGTGGCACTGTTTACAGGTTACTGATAAAGAGATTAATATTCCTAATGGATATGAAATTATTATACCTCCTAATACATTTGTTAAGGTTACAGGCACCAATACGTCAAGTGGAACTTCAAGAGATCATAGTGCTACAATAACGGGTAGAGTTTACTCATGACATTAGGCCCATCTGAAAGCATCCTCAGAGTTAAAGAGGGATATATTTACGGCTGGAGTGGATCTAAAAGTCTCACTGCCTCAGCCGTTACCCTCCTTAACTATACTAATCCTTCTTCTTTTTACTTAACAAGAGTGACACTCGGTATAGATTGGTCGAGTATCGGGCCGGGTGAAGTTCTATCCTATATTATAGATGTAGACGGGATAGGATTGTTTATTGAGAAGTTTGTAGTAACTGATTTTAATTTAGGTCAGCAACCTAAAATGATGGAGTTTATTATACCTCCTAATTCAACAGTTAAAGTTCAAGCCACTCAGGATGCCAATAATGGTGCTATTTCATGTATGCTAACAGGTTATAAAGTATGAAACTACCAAAATCTCAAAAAGATTTTGAGGAGTTAATGAAGGGGATAAAGTGGAATAGGATTATCCCACCTGCAGTAGCCGTTCTACAACCTGTTATTATTGGAGGATTGTGGTTATTGGCTTGTAGGTTTGATAAGAAAGCAGATGCAACCGCTAAATTTATTGCAATAGCTGAAACCATACCAACTTTAGATCTTAATATCCCAAAACCTGTAGCTTTAGCCTCTATTTATCATACTGTAGATGAAACGATGGACGTTCTTAAGGAAGTTATAGAATGGGTTAAAGACTTAGAAGTTCCGACTGCAGAAGATATTATAGATGAAGCTAAAGACCAAATTACTGACCCAGTAGCGGAAACGGTTGATGACTTTTTACCAGATGATCCGGCTTTTAAAACTGCTTTAGCTAATTGCGTAATGAACGCCAAAAAGAATTTACCTTATGGAAGTTATTATATTTTTGGAATATCATGGATTACATCTTGTATGTTTCAAAAAGGATTTAAGGTTAGTGCAGATTGGTTAAAGAAGGAATTAGACTTATAGATGACGACTGCAGAATTCGGTCTTATTTGGGCCTTGAGCTTTTTGTTATACTTAGCGATCTATACTTATTGGATACCGTTAAAAACACAGAAAAGAATCGAGACGTGGTTAAGAGACAGTGAATCAGATGAAACGTTATTATTAGCATTAGAAGTAATAGTAAAGAGAATAAGAGAGCAAACATTAATTGATTTTGAGGAGTTTATGCTTCCACAAGCGAGAAAGAACCTGCAGAAGTTTTGGTCTGGTGCAATGGGAAACGTTGCTAAAGAAATGAAAAACTCGGAGGAGGGCGGTCAGCTTTCTATGATGCATAATATTGCTGACTCTCTAAAAAATGAAGCTTGGTATGTTCAGGCTCTCGGATCTAAACTTTTACCAGCCATTGCTAAATCTATGGAAAAAACCGGAGGATCGGAAAAGGTTGCAGAGGTTGGTATGGGTTTGCTTGGGAAACGCTAAAAACACCCGTTTAAAGGCACGATAACGCACCAAACTTGCAACCTTAACCCTATCAGACCCTAAGCCCCTCCGTTAATCTTCCTACCGCAATTAGAGCAAGTCGCTGATACACGGCCCCAGTTCACGTTGTAACAACTGCAGAGGCTTCTCATTTTCTGTATCCGATCCATTCAAGCAAGGCATTTGCTAACTGGTCACCATCTTCCTCACACTGTTTGCACGTGCAATCGTAACCACATAATCCACAAGTTCCGTGTCTTAAAAATCCGTTAGGTGTCTTTGGATCATCTGGATACTTCTTTAGCATAATTGCACATAGTTTACAATCTTCTCGCTTCAAGCTTCTTCCCACCTTAATCCGTCAGATGCTTTCCAGACCCAATAATAGATCCCTTCCTTAGGCCAGTGAGATGCTGATTGAAAATCTTTTAATAGATAGAAGGTAGAAGTAGAATAGGACTCTTTTATTTTTGGTTCCTGTTCTGGAGTATATGTAAACTCACTTCCTTCAAC